TTTGGTCTAGTTGATAATTCAATATTTGGTAAATTTTTTGTTAATGGTGCAATATAATTTTCAAATCTCTCCTTTGAAATAATCAAAGTTAAATCGTCAATTGGTTGTATTCCAAATTTAGATAATACGGTTCCCTGACCTTCATATCCATCATACGTGTTTACATAAGCTTCAATTGGATATGCATCATCAAACTTTGATTGTATAACCTCTTTTATGATTGTATTAGTTGTAAGGTATTTTCTTGGAATATAATATACCTCAACTCCATACATTCGAAGTTGTTCATTTATTAAACTCTGAACAAGACTCTGTTCAGATGATGTGCCTTGAGTGAAAAATGGATTAAGTGCCATATCATCCGATCATATCTAAAGGTGGTAATTCATAATAACTACTCATTTTATCCATCAATATATCAAGTTCTCTTTGCCCATCATCATACATTTGCCTTCCGTTGAGTTCAACACCACCTGGAAGTCTTACACCTTGGAATTTAATTAAATTTTGACCCCATTGTTTCTTAACTAATGCAGTTAAATACTGTTTCAAGAAAGAATCATTCCAGACTTCAGTGCATTCATTGGGGTTTAAAATTCTCCAGCAGTCAATGATAATCCAATCACCTACGCTAATACTTTCCCAATCAATATCAATGTAAAGTCTGTCTTGTCTTTTATTAAAACGAATTTGTTTATGTGTTGTCAATAAGAAGTTAATCGTTTCTAAGTAACTCCTTGTCATCGAATATGTTAGTAGTTCAGTAGAACCCCAGTAGTAAATATCATTTAAAAATAATTGATATTTAACGCTGAACATATTATTTGTTGATGCGTTTGACCCATCAAAATGAAAAAGTTTATTAACTCCAATAACTGATCCTGGAATTGGTATATAATTGCTATTTTCATAATATTGAAATGTTTTAGCTACACCAACAATAGATGTTGATACTGTATCTGTAGCTAACCCAACAACAGAATCATTACGAGGTGCTCTACCCCTATCAATGTCTTCCTGTGTAACTTGATACTTTAAAAATGTTTGTATTACACCATCAAAATGTCTTTCTTGGAAGAACTGAACAGCATCATCAACTAAATCTTCGATCTGTTCATCGGATACGTTGATTTCTAGTACTGGAGCACCCAGTTTCCTCTTAACGTATTCAATTAATTCCCCTCTTGATGATGGTTGTGCCATGACTAGAACATACCTTTTAACTATTTATGGCGCAGAAGAAATACCCGGTTTTACAATGATGTTGCCATCAATTATTTTATAAACTGTTGTACCAGAACTGACTAAAACATCATAAACATATCGTCCTTCAGTTAATGATCTAGTGTCAGTAGATCCAAGAGATATTTGAAACTTTCCTCCGGCAGCACTTGTAAATCCTACGTTAAAAGTAGCAACTGCATATCCAGAGGATCCAATAGAGACACTCTTTGCCATCTGAGATGAACCAGTCCAAGTTGTACCGGCACCCGAAAAATCAAATGCTGAACCTGAAGTAGTCTTTACTGTAAAATCATTAATGAAATCAGCACCGCTGTTGATTGTTAGATTTACTGAGACAGGAGTTCCTGCCGAGGGATCAAATGTAAGTGAGTTTGCCATTATTGCATCTTATCTATGAAAGATTTGAGTAAATTTTTAATTTCGTTAACATCATTTTTGATAGCATCAACTTCATCTTCAATCTTATTAACTCTATTCATTTCATCCTCTTTTTGCCTTTTTAGTCTCATATACTTATCATATTCATATTTAGAGTCATTTACGATAGCATTGCTCTTCCGATCTCTCAGAAGAGCATCATTATCCTTTACTTTAAGGTAATCATTCATCATGCTAGTGCGATTGCTCTCAGATTTTTAATTTTAGGAACATATGCCTGATTTGTAGATGTCAGTATAACCTTGACTCTAAAATATTTAAAGTCTGGTAGATTGTTAGCAGTAAACTCGTAGTTTGAATAACTATCAACATTTGATACTGCCTGCGTCACATAATTCTTCTCTGTAAATACGTCAGGAGTTCCGTCATTATTTGAAATATCTATGGTATTTCCAAAAGCATCAATATTTGAATATCCTGGGAATGGAACAAATACCGGATCACTATTTTCAGAATTGTCTATTGCATAGAATAGTCTGATATCTGAGAATACATTAATGTGTGTAGACAGATATACTTTTAGGGAACTCGCAGAATTCTTCAATCTAACAACTTTGGTTACAAACTGACAATCGGAAGGATCATCAAAGAATGTTTTAACTCTTGGATCAGTTTTATAGTCATCAACTACACTATTGATTCTATTTGAAGTTGTTATCAAGTTTAATCTCGTGGTGTCAATAATTGGAGACAGTCTCGAATTACTTGACGACAAATTCATAAGTAATGTAAATGATTTGTTGCCAGGCAAGGTAGTAAGAAGATTTTTCTCATTGATCTTAGATGCAATAATTCTTGGAGATGAAAGATAATTTGTTTTGTTTAAAACAACAGGTTCAAATCCCTGATCTAAGAATGATGTTTCGGAACCACTTATGCTTGTTCCGCTTACTGTTCTAATTCTCGATTCCAATGTTGTGAGATTTGGAACGAAAGTTTGAATATTAGGAGTTAAAGCTTCAAATGGAATGTTCTGAGATGCTTTGATATTTTCACCACCAGCAGATTTAGTTTCATTGAAGTATAATGGAACCAAAGTTGAATTAGAACCTCTGTCAATTCCATAATTAGTATCATCCATATCAACTTTAATTGTATAATAATTCAATCCGATTGGATCTGTAGTTGAAGAATTTTCTAACCTATGAGTTTTATTGATTCTTCTCAAAGAAACACCACTTAATTCATATTTGTAAATCAAATCTCCACTAGAAATTTGCTTCTTAATGGTGTTGTCAACTCCTCTGGTGATTGAAG